TTTTTTAAACATGGTTTCTCCTAGTCGAAATCTATCACCCTTAAAAGTTCTTCCTCTGTAATACCATTACCATAGCGATTAATAAACCCCGTTATACATCGGCCAAACATATCTCGAAACTCAATTTCATCCATTGCAGAAAAATCTATACTTTTCGGTGTATAATGGGTGCTTGGCTCGCCATCCTTACCTATAATTATTAAGACCTCATAATGCCCCGCTATCATCTGCAAAGCTTTTCTTAAATGCTCTTTTTCCTCGTAGAATTCCTGTAGATCGAAAGCAATATCCAGAAATGCAAAAAATCGCTTATGGTTTTCATAGTTTCGCTTCTTTTTGTATTCCACCATGACCATAGAGCCATCAGGAACCTTATCAAACAAGGCTAGCGAGTCATTGCAGCATGGCAGTATGCCGGTTTCTGTTTTCTTAAATACTGCTTTCATATCGTATTTACAACTTTGTTTTGGTCTATGTTATCCATTAAAATAATGTTTCCTGTCTAGATTCTTTTCTCTCTTTTTCTTTCTTTAAAACGCAGGACCATTGAGAATAATTACCGCTAAAACCAAGAGTTGTTAGCTTTAAGTCATTTTTTAAAATAGCTGTAGCTATCATTCTATAAGATGGAACCCTCATAGATTTTTCTAGCTTTATCGGCGCTTCATCAGGAATACCATTCAAATAACATCGGCTTTCCCACATTGCTATATAAGCCTCTATCTTTGATATAGTTGTATTCCCATGCCTTAATTGCCCCATCTGCTTCTTTATTTGCCAATAATTGCTGCTCATAAGTTAACTCCTTCCAAGCTTGTCTAGTTATATCCTCTGGACACCCCAAAGCTAAGGCGCAGGCCGCATGTCCTACCCAAGCCTTTCTATTGAGTGAATAGTCAGTCAAGGCGTTCTCACAGCTTATAGGCCATTCTTTAATCACCCGCTGCATAAACCTGCCATACTTTTTATGGTCCCCTGTAAACCTAATAGCTTTGCTTAGGTAGGCTTTCTTATCATCGACTGTACCCCACATATTATGGGGTATTTCCTCCCAGTCTAGATAGTGGTGATAGACTCTAGTTAGTTTCATCGTTTAACCCTTCCGAATCTACATCCCAAGAATCTGAAAAGTCCTTATTAGCAAACAAGGCCGCAACCCCTGTTATCTGCTTCATTCTTAAAAGCTCGTCAGGTGACATGCCTATGTGCTGGCATATCCATCTGTCGCCTTTACCCATCTCTACAAGCTCTGAAACAATGGTGCTCATCAGCTCTATATTATGGGAACCTCTCGCTCTATTGTGGCGGATTGTTGAAGCCATCCTGTCATGCATTTCTTTTTTAAGCACTACAACAGGAAGCATATTGTTTTCACGATCCCTAATACGCTCACTATTGCATAATGTTAGGTATCGATGGAATCCGTCAATAACAACGTACTTATCATTATCATGGTCATACACTGTAACTACAGGCTGTGTATAGCCATCCTCCCAAATAGAGGTTTCAAGAAGCGCCATCTCAGGCGGAGCTACCGAGTTTGGGTTGTAATCGTTGGCGGTTACTTTTTCAATTGGAACAGAAAGAACATTGTAAACTGGAGATAAAGAATCGCCTTTTAAATCATTGCGGCCAAAGTCTTTAGGTGTAATATGATTATTTGCCGCCCTCTTATCTATTACGCATATATTTTTTGTCCCGAAATCCGAACCTTTTATACCTCTAAAATATTCTTCGGTCCCGGCTGCTGATTTCATATGCAAGTCCTCAACAATATAAAATCTTTTAGTGGTCCCCCATAGCGCATTAAATGACGCGATTGTACTTTCGGTCACGTGAGATGCGTCATCAATAACAATGTCAAAAGGCCCGTACTCTGCAGCAACTCTGTCTAGAAAATCTAAATCCGTCTGTGATCCCTGGATAAAAGAAACATTGCTAGGTAAATCTAATTCTTTACTGTTTATATCAATCCCTACAATATGAGCATTTGTAAAGTATTCAGACCACATTCTTAGTGATCCGCCTCCTTTTAGTGATTTCTTATAGCCGCCAACTCCAAGCTCTAGAATCTTTAATTCTTCATGTCTTATTGATTCAAAAGCTTCTTCATATTTTTCCAGAAAGGTTTTCAGGTATTTCTTAACAGGCTTATGCTTTCTTGCTATTTTCTTAAGGCTGTCAGCCTCAATATTTATCTCATAGGAGCCGTCTTCTTGGTGTACTTCCTGACCTTTTAGCGGCGGATTAAAAGCGCAAATTAAAACAACCTCTTCAATAGCTTCAAAATAATGCGGGTCGTTTTTATCCAAAACATAAGTTACATCTGGGTCAATGGTGAATTCTTCGCCTGTTTCAGCGTTTGTTAAAATCCCTTTTCCTGAAACGCAATAGCAACTTTCTAAATGATTTTTATAGTGCCAGAATTGCTTCCCATTAACAGGGATAACCGTCTTGGTCATTCCGAAACCCATTCCATCAGATTCAAGTAAAATTCTATTACTTGTGAATCCTCCTTTTGGGCATTTAACTTCTCTTGATGTGCCTTTAATGTCATTAATAGTTAAAATTTTCATTTCTAAATCTCCGTTATTGATTTTCTTGCGGCCATCTCTTCAGGCCGTAAAAAAGAGTAATTATATGGCGCGTTAAGTTCGTTGCTTTTGTCATTCACAACAAAAAATAAGTTTTGTCGATAGTCTTCAGATTTATTCTCACCAGAAAAGTGCAAGGTGTTACAGTCAAAAATAACTATGTCTCCTGATCTGCATTCCAAAGGGGTTACTGAACTTCCTGTGATATTGATAATATCGTCAATGGCATCAGCCGTAGGAACACCAACCTTTTGAGAGCTGAAATTCTCTTCTGATGAATACTCTTTTCCATGCTCAGTGCTAATAAAGTGCTTGTGCGATCCCGGTATTACATTTAGGCATCCGTTTTCTTTATTGTTATTAACTAGCGGTATCATAAAGGTGAATGCTCTCATTCTTGGCATTCCATCTTGCGAGTGCCAAGTCTCAAAATCAGAGTGCCAAGACCAACCAGAAGAACTTTTAGGCGCTTTGTAATTAACCCTGCTCTGATGTATGTAACTAGCGCAGCCAGTTATACTGTCTACGATCTCGCCGCAAGTTGCGCTTTGTAGAAACGAACCAATTATAACGCTCTCATGAACCCCGAGTGCCGACCTAACTGTATGACTGCCCGGTTCAGCGTTCTTGTAATATCTCGGGTCATCCTTAATGGACATAGCTTCAATTAGCGCCGACTCAATCCATGAGTTATCCAAAGCATTTCTAAAAATATAAAAACCATTTCTGTCATACTCTTTGCACCAATCACTATCTCCGTTACAGGTATCGTCAGCCCTATCAATAATTTTATATTCGCTGTATTTTCTGGTCGGATAGATATCTTTCTCCATCGTTAAACTCCCTTGTACTTTTTTTGTATTTTTCTCTGTCTTTCGGCTTGCGCTTTTGTTGGGGCTAGCCCCATATACTTGCAAGTATGATCATTTTTTAAAATGGTTATAGCGAAGCGCTTCCATGAAGTAACCATTCCTTTATCCGTTTCTAAAAAATCCATATCATCTGGCGGTACTCGTATCACCACCCTTCTCAAGTTGTTCCCCCCGTGAGGGCTTACCCCATTAATCTTAAAATTTATATTGTTATCTATTAGTTGGGTAATGACTCTCTCTGGAAGTCCGCGCCCCACCCTACCCCAAAATTTTATTGATTGGATGAAGCGCATCTTAAAATTTTCAGCGGCCTCGTCAGGAAGGGTGTCTAACAGAAATTTTGTAAACGATTTCCATGTATGGCCTTCAGGCAAGGAGAATGTATTGTAATTTAGCTGCTTGCCATAAGTCGCAAAAAAATTAGCTCCGTGAACCCTTGCGCATAATTTCGCCCATGATGAAGGGTCTATAACTCGATAAAGATTTAAACTTGATTTTGATTCACTCATAAATGCGGATGCAACGCGCATTGATCCGACCGGTACGCCAGCTTTATAAAAAATGTCATATAGCTTGTTGTACTCCCACTCAAAGCGAGCGTTAGCTATCCATATATCTGAGGTTTTCCAATCATATATTGGGTAGCAATTGTAAGAGTTCGCGGTATTTTTCTTTGTCCACATTTCTCCAAGCAATGTCTCTTTATCCGAGTTCATAATAGCTCTAAACCTATTCAAGCTTTCATCTGTTCGGATACCTATTAAGCAAGCGGAAGTCTTTCCTTGTGAGTACCATTCGCCAAAGTTGTCATAAAAATCTTTATCGAGCATTTTTGGCCTGAAAAAGTCAAAAGGCATATTTGACTCATTAACCACGTAATCATAATCAGGCATGGGCCTAACCCATTTATCTTTTTCATCCTCTAGCCAGCACTGCCACTCCGTTCTATAGGAGCTGACACTGCAAGGAAGGCTTAAAGGTATGCATAACCAGTAAACATCCAATATGTCCAAGTTTTTACTCAATATAGAGTGCATAAAATCTAGTGAGTGCTGGTAGTTTGTTTCGTTATCCATAACCATTACACCAATCTTTTCCGTGATGCCTTCTCTTCTCATGTAATCAATAACAAGATTAAGCATTACACCTGAATCCTTGCCGCCTGAAAAAGATAAATATACCCTCTCGAAATTAGCGAACACAAACTCAAGCCTTTCCTGGCTGGCATCGTATACATTTACTTCTCTATTATATTTTCTCATCTTCCCCTATATCCCTAAATAGCTTCTCTTCATCTTTAGTTTTGTAGATGTATGTTTTATCGTCGTTATAATAACTGCGCTCAGTCCTGCCGAATTTAGGCATAAGCACCCTATTAATAAAAGCCCTGTAATCATCGGCCTTGCGCTTGAACTTCTCGTAGTAGTCTTTCTGTTTATATAAAGCCATTTTTAGCCCTCCATGCTTACCAATATATATAGTTTGAAAATAATTGCAATAGGGTATTGACAACTAATCGCAATTGATTACAATAAGAATCATTGAGAAAATAAATAAGGGGTAAGAAATGAGCAACGAAGACGCATTGGAACGAGCTAGAAACAACCAACTAAACGACTATTTAGACTCACAAGAGGATAAAGAACCGCTTGATATTGAAGAAACAGAAGCAAAAATAATAAAAAAATGGTTGCTAATGGCAAATGAAGATAGTTTTGAGGATTCGCTAGATTATATAGCAGGCGCTTTTTATAAAGAGGGCTTAGATAACTTTTTAAAAGCTATTTCTGATTCTCTTTATTTTAAAGACTTGATTCGCGTTAAAGCTCAAAACATAGCGGAGGGCTTGGAAAGTGACGAAACATATTAACGAAGATGCGGCTTACAGTATAAAAAAGCTCAATACGCTATAGGGGATAAGAAAATGGCTAACGAAAATAAAACACATTATAGAAAAGTATTTAAGTCGGATCATTTGGGTGTTGCTGATTTAGAGGACTTAACCGAGCAAGGTAGCTCTTTGATATTTACTATTAAGCAAGTAAAACAGGAGATAGGCGCAAAGGTAGCAGGGCGAAAGGTAGATGCTAATATTGCTTATTTTAACGAACCTATTAAGCCTTTAGTTTTGAATGCTGGAAATTCTAAGATTGTTAAGAAACTAGCGGGCGGCACTCCTTTCCTAGAGCATTGGGCAAACCTTACTATTCAGTTATACATTGATCCTACCGCGTCTTTTGGTGGCGAGGTGACAGGGGGTGTAAGAATTAACCCAAACCCTCCAGTTATTAAACGCGCTCAGGTGACGCCGGAAAGCAAGACCCTTTGGGATAACGCTAAAAATGCTTACAAAAGAGATGGTAATTTTGACGCGGTATTAAAACGGGCTGATATATCTGAAGAAAATCAGATTCAAATAGCTAAAGAGTGCTCTTAAAATGTTTGAATTCCACGATATAGAGCAAAACTCTGATACATGGTTTGATATGCGAGGCGGCAAGCTCACTAGCTCTAATCTAGGCAAGATTATGGCGAACTATGGCAAAGCCTTTGGTGAACCTGCAAAGAAGCTAGCAGCGACCATAGCGGCCCAACAATTAGGCGCCGAAGTGGTAAGCAATAGTTATTCCAATGAACATATGGAACGAGGCCACCAACAAGAGCCACTAGCTAGAATTCTTTATGAAAACGAAACATTCTGCGATGTGACTAACGGCGGGTTTTTTAGCTCCGAGTTTGTCGGGTGTTCGCCCGATGGATTAGTAAATGATAATGGTGTAATTGAGATTAAATCAGTAATAACTAATATTCATTACGCTAATATAAAACGGCAAGCTGTAGACCCCGCTTATAAATGGCAGTGTATCGGTAACTTAAAGTTTACCGGGCGCGACTGGTTAGACTTTATTAGCTATTGCCAGGAATTCCCAATAGGCAAACAGCTTTTCGTATGGCGAATTAGAAAAGAAGAACTAGCCGATGAATTTAAAATGATCGACTCTCGAATAAGTGAGTTTAAAAAGCTTGTCGATGAAATGAAATTAACAATAACCGAAACTAATTATATAAATCAGTGAGATAATTATGAGCGATAAAAAAGATTATGTAGGCAATGCTAAAGCAATCAAAACTCAGTACGGAGAGATGCTTAAAATATCATTTGGGCCTAAAGACCTAGAAATGCTTAACCAGATAGCTGCACAAAACAAGGGGTGGGTTAACCTAGATTGCGGACAACGAAAAGAAGTAAGCGATAAAGGTTTTACACATAGTATTTGGATTGATACTTGGAAGCCAGACACTACACAGGCTAGAGAAGGTTTAAACCAACCTCAAACAACGCCTACAATGAATGATTACGACGACGATTTAGCATTTTAACCGAACACAAAAGGGGTTATTCCCTTCTCAAAGCTGGTCTTGATGCCCCAGTGTGTGAAATTGCATCATTTAATTAACCAAGGGGAAATATTATGAATATTGAAGATTTAACAATAAAACAGGCAAAAGAATTATCAAGTATGTTTGGCAGCAATAACTATAAGCAAAGCCCGTTTGATATTGGTAAAAAGTATCTAATAAGGACCGTTACTCATATTGATGTAGGGCAAGTAACAGAAATTATAGGAGATTTTGTTAGATTAAAAGATGCAAGCTGGATAGCCGATACCGGGCGATACCATGACTGTCTATCTAAGGGTATTTTTAATGAAATTGAACCGTACCCGAGCGAAGTAACTATAAACTGTTCCGCAATTATAGATTTCTCAGAATGGAATCATACTTTACCCACGGAGCAAAAATAATGAACGCCGCCATAATGCGCGAAGGATTTGACTGGAGCAGGAGCAGGAGCAGGAGCAGGAGCGGGAGCAGGAGCGGGAGCGGGAGCGGGAGCTGGAGCGGGAGCAGGAGCGGGAGCGGGAGCTGGAGCGGGAGCTGGAGCAGGAGCAGGAGCGGGAGCGGGAGCTGGAGCGGGAGCTGGAGCTGGAGCAGGAGCAGGAGCGGGAGCGGGAGCGGGAGCGGGAGCAGGAGCGGGAGCTGGAGCAGGAGCGGGAGCAGGAGCGGGAGCTGGAGCGGGCTGCTATATTCGCTAAAGAAGAATTAAAAGGGGTTAAATGATGAGTTTAAAAGAAAAAACAATAAATCATATTCTTGATGTAGAAGGTGGCTATGTTAACGACCCTAGCGACTCAGGGGGCGAGACTAATTACGGGATCACGATAGCTGTAGCGCGTAAGTGCGGATACTCAGAACCTATGCGCGATATGCCTAAATCATTGGCTTTTGAAATATATGCCAAAAAGTATTGGGACTCGATGTGTCTTGATGATATTGCTGATTATTCCGATGCTGTGGCCTCAGAAATGGCCGATACTGGCGTAAATATGGGTATTGGCAGGGCGTCTACTTTTTTGCAAATAGCGCTTAATGCTTTCAATAATCAAGGCGCTTACTATGCCGATATTGTTGAAGATGGTGACATAGGCTCTGGGACGCTAAAGGCTTTAAGTGCCTACTGGGACAAGCGCGGAATCAAGGGTAAAGAGGTTCTTTTAGAGGCTTTAAACTGCCAGCAAGGGGCTTTTTATCTTGACCTGACAAGACGTAGACAGAAAGACGAGAAGTATATCTATGGCTGGTTTTCTAATCGAGTTGTTAGCTAAAAAGAAGTAGGTAGTAAGATGTTAGAAGTATGGTGTATTTGCCAGATAGTTTTGGCTATTCCTTTTATATTAAGAGCCTTTCAGCTTTCCAGCGATATGGGACCCGAAATAAAATGCAACAACAGCGAGACTCGGCATTTGGAAGTTTTCAGCGACTAATAGCCAGTGCTGTGACATTGCTTCATTTAAAGGGTACAAGATTGCGCCTCCAATGCTTAAGAATGCAAAAGGGGCTAACACCATTAATCCAACAACGCGCCTTGATACGGAAGTAGGGGCGCTCTCGTTTCCTATCTTCTCAGTAAGCTTTAAATGAAGCTCAGCAGCTTTAATATTGTAGTCTAGCCTTTCCTCATCCGTAAGCATCAGCTTATCGCCACCGGATATAATAGCGTCCGTCACTTTATCTAAAGTTTTAGGTGCGCTTAACCAATCTCTAATACCCATTATTCAAGCTTTCCTTCTATTCTTGAAATCCTATCAGATAATTTTTGCTCTTTGCCGTCAATAGTTTGTATATAATTATTAGCGTTTTTAATTTCTTCTTTTATAAAATCTCTTAGCCTTTTTTCTAACTCTTCTAAATCACACGATGAAATAAAACCGCTAGTCAAACTTTTTTTTATCCAAACAACAAAACCAGCTATAGTCGTGAAACTGATAACTAAGCTGATCATTGGTCCTAGGGCGTGGTTTAGTTCATTCATCAGGTAATACTTTTTATCCAATTCAATAGCTCGCCATTCGGCTTTGCTTTAACTTTTAAAGTATTACCAGCTATAACGACAGATATTGTGTTTTTTAATGAAAACTTCATTTTTTTAATTTCTTCTAAATTCATATAATAGTACCTTCCAAGTCTATCGCACCAACGGCTAAAACTGCTTTGATACTTGCCGCCATATCAGCCGCTTTAAATTGTGATGTTTGTACCGCTGTTTCTGTCGCTGGGACGTTATCATTCGCTATTCTAGGCATCATGCACGATGAATCGGCAGAATCATAAGCAATAGATGCTGAAGTAGTAACCGCACCGTCATCTAAATGCGCTCTCACTGTTTGATTATCCGTGTCAATTTCTAAATAAATTAAGTCGCCTGAGCTAAAGGTATAAGCTGCTTTTATCGTTGTTGTTAATGTTGTGGGCGCTCCACTAGTGGTCGTTATCGTTCTTAATACAAGACCTCCCAACGACGAAAAAATCTGTATAGCGGAGTCAGCCCTAACTACATCCTCAGAAATCAATTGATAGCCTATTGTCGCTGTAGTTGTTAGAGTTGTTAGCTCCATACCAAAAGCAATTGTCCCCGTGTCTTTGCGAACAAACAAAGGGCAGTTACCGCGCATTTGTGTAGGGCTAGATGGTGAACCAGTGAATGTTACTATCTTTTGCGTGACATCGACATCAACCTGAGCTATTGAGTCCGTCGTCCCTGTGTACCCGTTTTTAAGAATAATAGCGTTTCTAATCTCTGGGGCAGTTGTTAAAGCCCCGCCGTTGTAATCAGTAAACCCGGTTGGATAAGGCGTTATTGCCATATCAGATACATTAGAATTATAAGTCATGCTAAAAGTATTTGTAGCACTCGTTACGCCGCTTTGAACTGCACTAGTTAAAGTTGTAAAAGTTGTGACAACGCCCGGCGGTCTCGGGATCGGGTCAAAAATAACCGTTTCCGACTTAACCCCGCCAACTTTATAGCCTACCCTTGTCTGCGAGCCGTCAAAATGACTAGTAATGACATCGCCCGCCGCTAATGTGTGCCTGCTTATAATCCCTGTTGTTTTTTCATTTTCATTATCTATCGATGAATCTACAACTAAATCACAAAAAGCATCATTGCTACCGATTGATATAACATCAAATTCTATTGTGGTCTGTATTTCACCAAGTCCAGGACCGCCAATCATACCAATTTTTACAGTCCCATAGGTGGATTCAACATCTATTTGATCAATTTCTAGCTCAAAAGTTTCATTACTGAATGTGTGAGTATTGCCGACCGGATAAGAAGCAAAACCTGTGAATGATGAGCTAGTACCGGCGCTAGTTGTCCATGAAAGAGTTCTATTACCGTTGCTCAATGCCGCGTTTCCAGTGCTAAAAAGCTCCAGCATTTCATAGACTGGAGCGCCAGCGTCATTAAGTTCACACCAAAATTTTGAACTAGCCGGTGGCGTTACAGATAAAGGCGTAAAACCCCCGTTAGCCGTGAAGTCTACAACCTCGCCAATGCCAGCGGCAGGCGCAGCAAACCCATAAAATGTAGAATCAGTGCTGCTAATACCTGGCACGAGTCCACAATTGCCAGTATTAACCCCATCATTAAAGCTGAATTGGCCCGTCGAACCGTCAAGAATTAGTTGTATAGTGTGAGGGAGCGTTATTTGTACTGGGCCACCAATAGGCACAAAATTTAAGTCGAAAAACTGACCATCCGCCGCCGTTCCGGTTCCGGGCAATAATACTATACCGCCGAATAATCCAGATATTTCACCAAAAACTAAACCGGCTAAAGCGCCTGTTGAACTCTGTGAATTAATAGTTATTTCAGAAACAAGTATATCGCTCTCTACATTTCTAAATACGTTTGTAGCACTTACAATTGTTTGACCCGCCGCCGCTGTTGTATTTGTTGACTGGACGTTATTATTATTTATAACCAAACTAACGTCAGTGCTTCCAATATCGGAAAATGTCAATTGATCGCAAGAAGGAATATTGTCATGTGATTCTGATATACCTATTTTACCTAGAGCGCCTATGCCGATTGTCGGTATACCAATTGATGCCTTGCTGATTGTCATTTTATACTCACTTAGCCTCTAGTTTTTTTCCACTGGGGACGTATTACCCTAACGCCAGGCGGTTTTTCACATTCTACTTCTTCTTTAAGTTCTATAAAACCGTCTTTGAACATGTCTATAACTGAGTCGCCTTGCTCATGCATTAAAGCTAGTTTATCTACTACATCACAGCACGGCTCTATCATAACAACCGTTTCACCGTCTCTTAGCCTACTAAATGGCTGTGGAATATCAGGCATATCTCTATTTTTCATTTCTTGATCGATTTTTTTAAACTCAAAATCATCAAATTCATTTTTACCTATCCATTCTAGGTATTCGTCTAAATCACCCCCCTGCGTTGGGTGAGCTACGAAACCTTTTTTAACTCTCTTAAATTTACCTCTTTTGTCCACAAAATCCGGGGTCACAATTGTTTTCCCGTTGTAGCCCCATGGTGGCGCTGGCGATATTGAATGCCCATTTATCACGCCATCTTTATCCTTTCTCAAATAAACAAACAAGGCTATATCACCACCATCCCCTATATTCCATGGAGCTGAAGCATTTACAAACCTATTAACGGCGTTTATGTTCACGCCACCAACTATCGTCCCAGTCGCAAACGATTTAACCGATGCCTGCGTTAATAATGGCTGTGTTCCGTTTTGCTCATACCCTGCCCCAAAAAATAATCTTTCATCTACGCCGGTATCATTCAATACTTGATATTGTGGAGAAAAAGAATACGAACCGCCTGGAATAGTGACTGAATCTTCTGTCCCTACCCCCCCCGCCGCGCCTACTACAAACAAACCATTAGTAGAAGTAGAGGTGTCAATTTCCCCTTGATGTATAGCACCAGCATCTATTTCAGCCTGACCAACTGAGCTAAGGAAAGCCAAGGAACCAAGTCCTATGACGGCACTTACTTGAGCGCTGTTTAAGTCTTGCGGGTCGCCAGTTCCCGCGCCAAGTGCTCGTCCCTTAATGAGACTTTGCCCCATATCAGTTAGCTTTGTATTACTAACAGAGTTATCAATAAGAGCACCGTTATCGACAGAGTTATTACCCATCTGGGTAGTTGTAATAGAATCATTAACTAACTTATTAGCGTTAATAGTATTAACATTGAAATTGGCATCTATATTTTTGTATGGGTTAACTAAGATATATTCTGTTTCAGCTTCATTTGTCTTGATAAGCATTGGATAACCGGCACTACCTGTATCACCAAACACTAAATCTGTAGAGTTGTCACGTTTCATCGGAAGCGTCGAACTTGTTCCAGCGGTAACGGTAACACCAGTAACGGTATTAGGGCCTAAGCTTTGAACAACAAAAAATCTTGTTTTATCTAATGCAGTAATAACTGGGGTGGGATTAAAAGTAATCGCGTCAACCGTTCCAGCAGCTTGAGAATAAATGAATGAATTATGAGCGTTATTTTGCAATAACCAACGGCCACCCCCAACAGTTGGCTCAATAACATCAACGCCGTTATCAGCTTCTGAAGAAGTAGAGTTGAAATAAAAATGACCTTGGCCACCATCGCCCAAAACGCTAGTTCCAATTACGTAAGCCTCTTTGAATTCAGCAGTTTCAACATCCCTCAAATCAGTAGCAAATTGCACAGTTAGCGTTTGCAAACCTGCGCCCTCAGATGACCCAGAAACATTGTCAACTTCGTCTTGTTGGACTAGAATATTATCAATTCGACCACGAATAATAGTGTTATAAGTGCCTTCCAAAAATATAGGGTTGATACTTCGACCAAATGAATCCAAAGGCATTGGGTTAGGATTCAAAACCGTCAAGTCAGGGTCAGAAAAAGTATCTTTTCTATTGCCTGCACCAGTATTGCCAACAGTAAAAAATTCAACCTCACCGTCAGCAGCGGGCGAAAAAACACCATTTACAAAAATGGTAAATTGAGGATGTGTATCTGTATATTTTCCGCCCATTTTACTTACTCTGTTTTGTGGTTATACTCGATTCATGGATAGAATATTAAATTCAATTATTTTTTCTACTTTAATCTGCTTAGGTCTTGCACTTTATCACGAAGCTTACCTGATTAATTTTCTTTTGTGGGTACTTTGCATGTTGTGCATATATCAAGATTACTCCTACTATTCGGAGGTAGAACGCCGTCGAACTTCTTCAGAAATCAAAGGTTGAAGCTCTCTAAATATTTTTTCTTTACCTTCTGTTGAAGGAACGCTTTCAAGCTTTATCAATAAATCTCTAATTTTTGGGCTTTCAAATATTCTAGCACTGGCACTAATTGCACCCCCAACAGGAACCGCAATAGGTGAAGCAACCCCAAGCAAAACACCAGTCAATGGCGCTATAAGTTCTTGACCTGTAGGCGTTAAAGTACCTGCTTGCTGAGCACGTTTAGTCTTAGTTAAGAACAATTTCAAACCTTCAAATTCTTTTCCAGCTTTGCCAGTAAAAAATACCTTAGCCGCTTTTCTATTATTTGGTCTATTCAATTCATTAACAAATCGAGTCGGGTCAATATCTTCTAGGCCACCAGCTTTTTCAATTGCATCACGAATGATAGTTTGCCTAACAGCCTGCTTGCCTGCCGGGTCTAAATTAGCATTAAGTCTTTTTAAATCAGAAGGCTTGCCACCCCGAACGACAGTCAGAGCTACTTCTGGCGTAACTTCACCCTTAGTTAAAACTTTTTTCAACTGAGAATCTTTAGCTTTTTGAAAACCATCGGCAAAAATTCTATTAGATGCATTCCATCTAGCAAGCGCTTGAGCGCCAAGTTTATCCCCGGATTCTTTTGCGGTTTTAGAAAAGTCACGCGCAAATGTTTTCATGTCTTGAGTAATAGCTGTGCGAACATTATTTAATACATCTTCAGCAGAAGAAGGTAGCACATTGTTTGGTTTATTAATGTCGGCAATTTCATTATGAACAGTAGTTCTAATATCACCAATACGTTTAAAGTCACCTGTTAACTCTTCTAAAGTATCTTCAAGTGAATTTATTAGCGACTGACTGCCTTTTTTACCAAGACCTTGTTGCTTTTCTATTTCTTTAACAACCGCTGCTTTTGCATTATCAACATTGACATCGCCGCCTTTAACTAGCTCGTCGACCGATTCTTTTCTAAATGTTTTAGCGCGCTCTTGCGCTTGCTCAAAAACCCTAGTTGCTGAGCCTATAATCTCTTCTTCAAAAGGCGTATCAATATCGACATCAAACTCACCGGCAATATCTCTAACGGCTTGCTGTCGTTCATTTTGCTGAAGCGACCGCAATGGGCCGGTTCCAGTGATAGGTATTTTTTCTGCTAAGCGCTGAAGATTTGCACCGACAAAAGTGTCAGGCGGGAATAAATCAGAGGTAAAAACTCGACCTTGCTCTATTGCTTTAGCAACTTTTTCTGGCACTTCTCGCTTAGCGGCTTCAAAAACTCTTTTGCCAGCGGTGACAGCAGCGGTTCCAACTTCACCAACTGGGCCTAGTGCGGCAGCGGTTGCAATTTGCCCTTTGTCTAATTCTTGTTCACTACCTAAAGCTTGAGCACCGGCCTGTAGTGCAGCTTCAGTTGCACCAGCACCAGCGGCTTGCAAACCTGCTCTTTGTAGTAATGTTCTACCAAGTGAGGCCAATTGACCACCGGGAACGAACGAGAGCACTTGTGCAATGCCTCCGGCAACATCTGAAGTACTCAAACCCGGTGCATTAATAACAGCCCTTTCACCATTGGGTAAATTAACAACAGTCGTTCCTTCAAACTCTTCAAAAGTAACATTAGGAATGGCGCTTTTAATAATATCCTTTCGTGCTTCAGGGTCGAAAGTAGCAGCCAAGCCAGCACCAATTTTTAATTCAGTTCCAAAGCCAGCACCCGTTTCAGGGGCGAACAGGCTTTGCAGCTCTGGTAGTTGCTGGACATCTTCAGGTAATGCAGCCGTTCTTTGTGAGCCGGTAATAGCCTCTTTAACCTCCGCAAGAAACCCTTGATCAGGTTTTGGTGCTGGAGCTTGAGCCGACCTTAATTCCTGAAGCCGAGCGCGAGCAGCCGAGACAGGCGCAGCAATCGGAGCGGTGGCGGGCTGCTTTGCTTGTAATGCTCTTAGTTCTGCTAAACGATCACTAGCCGCCGACATTTGCTTTCTCCAAGGCGTTTAATTCTGCTTGCTCTTCAGCGGTTAACTCGTTAAATCCTTCTAGTGATTCGACGGTAACAGCTCCAGGCTTAATTTTTTCCTCAACATCAAATATCTGAGCTTTGTCTAAATCGAATTTATCAGCAGACCGTCTAAATTTAGATAAATCTTTATCATTCTGAGTTTTAGCCGCTTTAAACAACCCCTCCGACTGTCTTTTTATCGCCTCTCTTTGCTTTGTAGATAATCGAGTACCGGCTAATAACTGATCTCTTAGATTTAATACTCTATCTGGTATACCTGCTGTATTTTGAGCGCTTGCAAACTCACCTTCTCTAACAGTAGAGCCGGGGTCTAGCATCTTCATAAAGTTAAAGATTAAGGCCATATCACCAAAAGCTAAAACATTATCTTGAATACTATCGCCACTTTCTGGATTTTGAGAACGCATTTTCTGATTAAATTCATCAATAGCATCTTGATTGGTTTGAAATACAGCCTCGACTCTATTACTTGCATCTCTTACTTTTGTAAATTCTTTAGAAATGGCAGTAACATCCTTTCTAAGCTTACTAGTCATATCAAACTTATCTTTAGAAGCCTTTAATTCGTTATCTAATTCTTTCTGAGTGCTTTTAGCTTCATTTAGGGCCGCTTTCTCACGACTAGCTATAACCTTTTCCTGATCTCTGGTTTGGGCAGAAATAGCACTTAATCTAGTTCTTAATTGTTGAGGGGGTAGGTTTTCTTGATATAATGCGAATGTTCTTTTGGCCGCTTCTATATCGCCTGAATTTTGAAAGGCTTGAGAAGTCTGTAACAGCCCCATATTTAATTGTTCATCAGGTAGATTTTGAACATTATCAGCGGCTGTAGTTATTCTCTGTAATTGTAATTTTGCTCTATCCTGCTCAGGAGTTGGGAGAGCGTCAAATGATTTAAAGAACTGTGCAGCCGCCTTAGGTTGAGCAGATAATAGCTCTAAATTAGCTTCTTGCTGTTGTTCAGGTGTGGCTCCACCTAAGCCTAGAGATGTTCTACGAAGGCCGCCGAGCATTTCTTGTTGCTGCGCGGCTAGGCGTTGTTGTTTTTTTAAATCTCTAACAGCACCTAATTGCTCAAACTTTTGACGAACTCCTAAGCCTTGTTGTATTGAGCCTAATATATTTGGAGTAGTCATCATTCTATTCCTTTCAAGAAATCAAGGGCTGCCGTCTTTCCGCCGAGATTGTAGCTCATACCGAATGAGCCTAGACCTGTTAAGTTCTCTATCCCTCCGGCCTGAGCTGCCTGCTGAGCTTGTAGGTTTTGAACCTCTTGCCCTCTGGCGATATTAGCGGCGTTAAATTGCTGAAGTTGTTCTTGACGCAATGCATCAGCCGCACCCGTTAAACCACCAGCTTGCACTGCACCTTCTTGGGTTAGTAAATTACCAATATTTTGACCAGCGCCCAGCCCTTGTTGAGCAAAGCCTTGTCTCAAACCACCAAGCGCTTGCGTAGCGCCTAGGCCTTGTTGAGCTACCTGACCTAATCTACCAAACTGATTAGCAAAATCTTGTTGAGCAAAGCCTATGCCCTGCTGCTGTAAAGCTTGCTGAGCACGGCCACCCCCTAATTGACCAGTTACGGCTGCATTTCTTAACAAAGCTTTTTCGCCTTGTTGCTGGAGGAATTGTTGGCCCGGAGAAGCTTGGAATTGTGAGAAAGCTTGTTGCTGCGCTTGTGGACCTAATGCACCAGATAGAGCTGCTTGTTGCTGAGATGCTGCGCCACCGCCTTGAATAAATGGATCAAACTGACCTGCTGTCTGGCCAAATAATTCTCCAGCCTGACCAAGTGATGCTTGCTGTTGCGCAATGGCATCTTGTATAGATTGGCCTTGAATCTCTGCGCCTTGACCTATAGCTTCTGCTAAAGCTTGTCCACCAAACGATTCTGGGACTGCTGTAGGTGCAATTGTTTTAAAATCCGTGCCAAGTACACCGCCCGTCACGCTTCCTACAATATCGCTTATGCCGCCCATTTATCTAGCCTCAATACTTTTAAATCAATAGTTTGGTTATCTTTCTTCACACCGTTTTTAATGGTGCCTATTTCTTTAAAATTTAGATGCCTTGCTAAATTTATGGTGGCCTCGTGCGTTGCCGGTATCTCCGCCTCTAACGCGGTAAATTCTGTATTATCGAAAAACCAGTTAATGCCTTTGCTAAAAAATAAACGTCCAAACTCTTTTCGATACTGCTTTAACAGAACAGGATGATACAAAACCCTGTCTTTATGTTGCGTAAACCTATGCAATCCTAACACTTTTGGGGCACATGCCGCTAGTATCACTACATTCGAAGGAATGACAGGCGTAAATTCTTCTTTTTGAAAGCCGTCTTCTTTGATTTTTTCCCAAATTTCGTCATCGGTCATGATCTTCTTAATCAATTCAACGTCTTTAGTTCTTGTTAAAATCATCGTCGATCATTCCCAGAAGCTAAGAAAACAATAGCGTTTGCAGCGCTTGCTTGAATAAAAATAGAATGGCCAGGGGGTATTAATTGGTCTATAAGCGAACTAGGCGCAAGCCCGTCATTAGTCGCAGCTTCGCCACTAATAATCAAATTACTAGAAACAAAGGTTAAACCAAGATAAACGTTATAAGTCCCCGTACCGGATGCGCTAAATTTACTAATAACAGTCCCTTGACCGCCTTTATCAGAGGTGGGGTCTGTATAAGCAGTAACAATACTGGTATCAGTTGGCATCACATTAAATAACTGCGTATTAGCTGTCATGGAATTAATTTCCTGTATCGCATCTTCAATAAGTTCGGCAAATGTGTCAGTAGGTGTTCCGTCTTCATTAACCCACGGTTGACCTCTCTGTAAAGCTTTAAGGTGAGCCACTTGAACCTGCCAAATCTGCCTCTATTCTAAAAAATGTTGTTTCAACGGGTTCATGCGTTTGGAAATGCAAAACCCGTTCTCGCTCAATTCGACCTTTTCGACGCCAAACCACTCTATGACCATAATTTCCGGCTTGGCCCATCTCCCTCGGTATTTGAGGCGTAAAATTAACTCCATTAGTCGAATAAGAATGATTGACAACAGGATTGGGGCTAGCAGCATTACCCACACCAGTGGCCATAACCATTTCATACTTACCCGCGAAGGCTGGAGAACCATCGAAATTAAATGGTTGGCTAGTAAACTCTCGATTAACCGTATCGCCATATTCTGTAAAAATATTAGGATCAATGACCCCAATTTTATCTGTTCTTTCATCGCCAACATAAACCCGATTGTAAGCCCTAACGACAGTATTTACACGCCATCTAGTGCCGGAACTTTGTCTCTCGTGCCATATTTTTCTACCTTTTAGCTGAGTAGCAACCACTTGATATACAAATGTTCTATTAGCGAAAGTAAAACCCACATACTCCTCGCCCTCTACTTGATATGACCAAGAAAAAACACCTTTAATCTGATCATCATCCAAGGCTTGAATAAAATGATCAATAGCGGGAGTGGAGATTTTTATAGCGTTATTACCTGCAAACTGCCATATGGCGGCCTCTTGTTGATCACCGCCCCCTATGAAATAGAAGGTATTATTAGCCTTCACAGCGCCAAATCTTGCCGCACATCCACGTTCAAGCGTGTTTGTTATAACGGGAGTATAAGGAAA